ATTCAGAAAAGCAAAGACGAGAAGTGTAGCAATCAGTGTCGCAGACAAATCATCCGCATTTGAGCAAGGTGCTGGACTGGCCAGAGAATTCCTGGTGGAAAGAGCGAGAAAGAACGCATTAAGGAGTAAGCAATGACATATGACATAAGTGGTGTGCACGCATTAAATAAATTCTCACAGGCCAAGCTGATAGAGGCTGGCCTTATTGATGTTGATGATTATAATGGCGCACCGATATTTATTCCTGCCCAAGAGCAGCCAGAACTTACAAATCTTCCATCAGACATTCCTTTCATTGTCTACAATTACTCCACAAGTTCAGAATATGAACAATGGTGGGTTCAGCATGAGCAGATTGCTTACGTAATCTACTGCGACAGAGAAGATAAAATCAGACGCATCAGTCACTACCTTGACCAGCTTTACAGAAGGTATGACTGGTCCGCTCAAGAAGTAAACGACTATCTGACTGCAAATGGAACAGACGCACAAAAAGCATTTAATTTCAAATATATGAGAAGCATGAATCTTTCATCAATTGAACCAGCAACAGAAGAAGGCGGGCGGTATGGAGCGACATTCGTATTTGCCACTTGTTTCACTGCTGATTTGGACCAGACAGGCATGAGAGAGTAACTGTGTTTGCATGATAACCATTGCTCAATTAATATAATGAAGAGGAATGTAAGTGTCTAGCCAACACGATTTGCTTTTCAAACAACAGAAAAGCGAGGTGAAAAACATATGTCTTATAAGGTTCAAAACATTATCATTGGTGCGGCAGCAGTTTACCTATCTGCTGAGGACAGCACAGAATGGACAGCAGCGCCAGTACTTCCAACAGTTACTGGAATTAACAGTATGACTCCTGCATTGGAGGCATCATCTGACTGGAATCACACCGGATTTACATCCGAAGGTGTTGAAGTTTCTTATGAGCCTGATTACGGTGAGGTAGAGGTTGACCAGCTTCTTGACTCTGCAAAGCTATTCAAGCAGTCCATGAAGGTTATGGTTAATACCACTTTCTCAGAGGCAACTCTGGAAAATCTTCTTATCGTTTGGGGTCAGCAGAACACAACTCACGATGAGGTTTCAGCGTCAGAAGAAACTCTTGGAATTGCGGCCGGTTCACTTGGTGATGAGCCAACTGAGCGTTCAATTGCCTTCGTTGGGCCAGCTCCACGAAGTGACGCAAACCTAAAGCGTGAGCGTGTATATCACGTACGACGTGCCCTTTCAGTAGAAAGCACAGCTCACGGACTAAAGAGAAGCGAAGCAACAGTATTGCCTGTTTCCTTCCGATTGCTCCCAGACCCAACATACAGTGGTCAGGAATACGGAATTATTCGAGACCGTAATATTGCTTCCTAATCAGAAGACTTTTAGCATTGGCCCCCGAAAGGGGGCTTTTGCATTTTGGATTATGACAACGAGTTGCTATAATCAAATTAACAATAGGAGGAAAGTTGGCAACGCAGGTTTATACCATTGAAGATGTCCTTCTTCAAGATGGTAAAGAAGTCTCACTGAGACCACTTAATATCAAGAACTTGAGAAAGTTCATGGTCAAGTTCAAGGAACTTGAGAATCTTAAGAACGATGATGATGTTATTGAATTCCTTGTCGAAACAGCACATCTTTGTCTTTCTTCCCTCTACCCAGAATATAGCGATGTTGAAACGTTCGAGGACGCAGTTGATATGCCAACCGTTCATAAGATTATCGAGGTATGTGGTGGAGTGAAGCTGAATGACCCGGAATTGATAGCGGCGGCAGCCGCAGCGGTAGCGACAGAGCAAGCTGGGACGAATTAGATTTAGTCTCACTTGAATCTGAATTGTTTATGCTTGGAATATGGAAGAACTTTGATGAAATGGAATCCAATCTTACATTGGCAGAATTGGAATCATTGCTGGAAGCCAAGCGAGACAATGAGTTCGAGAATAAGAAATTCGCGGCGGCGTTAAAGGGTATTGACCTTGATGACCCTAGAGATAAAGAAACAGCTTCATTCGAAGACATCAAGAGAAGAGCAGAAGCTAAACTAAGAGGCGTATCCGAAGAGCAGGTTGAATTCGCTCAAATCGGAATTGCCGTTGTAGAGGATGAATAAAAATAGAAAACATTAATATCCGGTTCAGTGCGAGTGCTGACTTTAGACAAGCATCACGTCAAATTCAGTTGCTCAATTCAGAGCTTGCAAATATGCAGGCTCTACTTGCGCGTGGAATGACACCGGCAAATCTTTCCGCTACTCAGACAGCGTTCCGAAACAGCGTAAGAGATGTTGGAAATCTTTCTACTCAGACAATGCGTGTTACTAGCGCTTCCGAACAATACACTCGTAGTTTGCAGAAGCAGGATATTACTCTACGACAAGCCCTAAAGAATCGTCAGACATTCAATTCAGTTCTCAAGGAACAATATGCTCTCAGTAGAGCGGCCTCATTGCAGTGGACAACTGGTGCAACTGGCCGCTCTACAATGGACCTTATTATTCCAAGAGATGTTCCAGCACGTCTTGGAAATGTATCAAGAAGTATTGCCGAAGTCCGCGCAGGTACAGTTTCTGCTAACGCTGTATTTGGCGAGATGGCAATTAAGATGGGTCTTATCAGCCAGGTGGCCAATTCCGGTGCAACAAACCTTATCAAGTGGGGTAAGAATACTCAGTGGGCTGGTCGTCAGCTCATGGTTGGTTTGACAACTCCTGTAATTGCGGCCGGTGCGGCAATGGGAACCCTTGCTTACCAAGCAGAGACACAACTTACTCGTATCCAAAAGGTATATGACTTCACAAACAACAAGAATACTCAGTCAGCCCGATATGCATCTGAGGCTGCGACTCTTAGAAAGAATTCATTTGCTGTAGCAGCTACAGCCGCAAAGCAGTATGGTGCGTCAATGAATGACACTCTTGCTGTTGAAGCTGAACTTGCTGCGACAGGAACAAAGGGTGCGGAACTTATTTCCAAGACAAACGAAGTAATGCGTCTGGTAACCCTCGGAGAGCTTGATTATCAGGATGCTCTTAAGACGACCATTACATTGCAGTCTGTTTATGGAGACAGCACATGAACGCTGTGGAAAACGCCACATCACTTTCTATCCAAGACTTCGCAACGGCAATTCCAAAGGTCGCTGGTCCTCTAAAGACGCTTAACAGTGACTTGGGCGACGCAGGTACTTTGCTTGTAGCCATGAAGTCTCGTGGTATCAATGCATCCGAAGGTGCTAACGCAATTAAGGCATCCTTCACCAGACTTCTCAAGCCTGGAACTCAGGCAAAGCAGATGTTCCGTGATTTGACCGGACAGGGTCTTGAAGAATTAACGTCAAAGACCAACGGTGAAGTAATTCCTACATTCGAGGCATTGCAGAAGGCAACAGCAAATCTTACTGGTAAGAATCGTCAGGCTTTGTTTGCATCTCTATTCGGTACACAGCAGACCTCACGTTTGCAGGCCATCGTAGAAGAAATGGCGAACTTGCATGATGAGACAACTCAGGTTGGTAAGGCATATGCAATTGCTCAGCAGGATTCCTCAAAGTGGTCCGATACAGCCGCCGGAGAGCTTAACGCCATTCAGCAGTCTGCTTCTGGACAATTCAAGATTGCAATTCAGACGCTCAAGATTCAACTTGCGCAGGCTGGAGAGCCGTTCCTAAAAATCGGTGCTGCAATTGTCGGAACTGTTGTCAAGGTTGTTAAGGCATTTAATGAGCTTCCTGGTCCAGTAAAGAAGTTCACATCTCTTGCAATTATCATTGGTGCCATTGCCGGTCCAGTAATTATGCTTGCCGGTTTGTTTGGTAACTTGCTTGGTCAGGCCGTTAAACTTGGAGCAGGTCTACTCGGAATTGTATTCAGATTTCGGGCACTTTTGCCTGAGCAGGTTGCAAACAGGCTAGCGGCAATGCAGCAGTCTACGGCTTTCCAAAGTCAGGCTGCATCAACAAGCAATTTGACTGCATCTCTTAATGAATTGACATTGAGTTTGCAGAGAACTGCAAATGCACAGGCTGCCCTTTCACGTTCAACGAGAGTAAATAACCTTCTTGCAGGAACAGCCGCAGGAGCAGCCAATCATACAGTTAGTTATGGAAGTGCGATAAATCCTGTAGTTGGTCCGGTTACACCTGGAACTCCTGTTTATGGAACAGCTCGTCCAGATGCATCAGCATATACTCAAGTCAATGGAAGATATCGTCTAGCCTCTGGCGCAGCAATTTCAACGGCAGAAGTAAGAGCTTACCAAGCAGCCGAAGCAAGTGCAGCACGTATTGATGCAAGCACTCAGAGTACTCGTCGTAATTGGCGTCAGATGGGAAGCAGTTTCCAGAATCTTGCAATGGCTGGTGGTCTTATGGCAAGCATGGCAACTGATTCAGGAACAATGGCCAACAATATTGCCAATGTTGCAATTGGTGCTGCACTAATTGGCCCGGCGCTAATTGGTCCAATAACTAAGTTTGGTTCAGCCATTGGAACAATCTTTACTCCTATATTCTCAGCTATTGCAGCAAGAGCATCAACAGCATTCGGTGGAATAGCGGCAAGAGGAACAGCGGCATTTGGTGCTGTCAGAAGCTCTGTATCTGGAGTAGTCACCGCACTTGGTGGATTGGCTGCTGTCGCAGGCACGGCTCTAGCCATTGCTCTCGCAATTGGAGCGGCCTGGTATATCATCAACAAGAATATTGCTGCCAGCAAAAAAGAGCAGGACAACATTGCCACTTCTGCGAAGGCTTGGGCAGATGTTCTTGGATACACATACCAGGAGACATCAGCAATTGTTGCTGAAAATGGCAAGAACATTGATTCTCTCAATGACAAGATGAACAAGTTCAAGGATGCAAACAAGGACGCGTACAACGATATGCAGAAGTTCTATGATGCATCTGAGGCTGAAAAGTGGGGTCGTGCTATTGAAGAGGGAACAAAGGTTCGTTTGAAGGGTGGAACAATCAATGCCGCCAAGGAAGCAACCAGAACAGCTCTTGCTATTATGGGTCAGGAGTATTCAGATGCTCAGTTCAACATCAAGCTAAAGGCGAACATTGACTTTGCAGATACAACCTCTGTTATCAACAAGCGAATGAAGTCTGTTGCTAAGGATATGCAGGACGCTGTCAACAAGAACTTTGACCAGTCAAAGTCTGAAAGTTTTGCCCGATTCTTCGCTGGTAATCAAACTGTCCAGGCGAAGGCCGGTGAGCAGATTAAGCAGAACGCCAAAGACCTTTGGGATATCTACGATAATACTCAGGATGACCAGAAGAAGAAGGTATTCGCAAAGATTGCGGAAGCCGCCAATTCAGAAAGCGTAAAGGTATTTGAGAAGTACCAGACAAAGTACAAGAGTGAATTCCAGAAAATGGGAATCAACACCTTCGCAGACTGGACAAAGTACCTCAAGGAAAATACGGGCGGCGGAACAGAAGGTGTAACTCTTGGAGTGCGTCTAGGACTATCTGACGCAGAAATTGACCAGGTACTTCGTGCCAATGACGCAACAAAGGACTTTGCCAAGACATTCGGTGATATGCAGGGAATTCCTCGCGACAAGCTTAAGGACATTTACAACATCAATGACCTTAAGCAATACATTCCTGAACTGAACAC